CAGCATGAGGTTGACCCGCTGATTGAACCGGCGGGCTCGGCAACGCACGCAATGTGATCGCAGCGCGTGGCCTGATCGGCAGAATCTCCGGTAAGTCGTTGATTTAGTTGGTAGCGGGGGGGCGATACCATCAATCGCGACCGTTGGGAACCGGGGTTTTCCGATTCACTTTAGCGGCGGCATGACCGCTTTGGAGAGGTTAGCGATGCCCGGTGAGATTTCACGACAGTATCAGGCGCCACCGCCAAGGCCAGCCGATCCTGACTGTAGCCAATGCGGCGGCACCGGTTATGTGGTCAGCAAGCAGCAATACGCGACATGGCGCGAAACGGTTGAATACGACTCATGGTCGCCGTGTAGATGCACCAAGCGATTAAGGGGTGGGGAATGATCGGCGGGCACTTTCTTCGTACAAAGCTACTCATCCAATGTGGTGAGAGTGGCCCCTTCGTGAGATTGGGCTGGCAGGAAAGTGCCCACCCGTCATTCTTGCGCCCTCTTGCGACGACAGGGAGTTTCTAAATGGCGAAATCCGATTATAGGCTTTGTGAGGTTTGCGACGGCAAAGCATTCTATGACGCAGCCCTGAACTATGATCGGGGCGACAAGCTTCATGACCTTGAAGAACGTCCAACCCATATGGATTTGGACTATTGCGCTCAAGTCGCCGCCATCTGCACCGATTGTTATGAAAAAGGCTGGCGCTTGAAACTCACCCAAAATGCATGATGGCTAGGTAGAACATGGACCTGTTTCTTATATTAGTTGTCGGAGTTCCCCTCTTGCTGGGTGCTTTCGCGCTTGGTGCCATAATCGCAACCCGCACCCTTACTGGCTAGGTAATAACATGGACCTTTTTTTAATAATCGTGATCGGTGTGCCGATGTTGCTCATAACTTTTGCTGTTGGGTTCGCGCTAGGCGCGATAATCGCAACGCGCACGCTTATGAATAGCTAGAATTGGAACGATGGAGACTTTCGATGGCGCTCGCCCATGTATTGCTCGACAAGCAATCCGCGCTTAAAGTCGCCGGAGACATAAGGGCGCTTGCCGACAAAATCGCCGGGTAAACAGGCGCGCGATTCGTAGTTTTTACGGCACCAATGAACCAGCAATTTCGCATTCGGCCGCTCGATTCTTGGGTTGCGGCGATACTCGCCGACCCGGTGACAAAGCTCCCGGCCCGGCCGGCGGAGTTTCGCACAAGCGACGGCGCCATTGACGCTCGGGTTTTTCTCCGCCACTCGCCCGGCTTTATCGCATGGCAACGCGGACAATCATTTTATGAGCAATGGCAAAAACGAAACGCCGACGACTACCGGCGCGAGATAGAGGGCACTCGTCCTGTGTACGAGGCAATCTCGGTCGCCGGCCGAGTCCTCGACGTTGGCGGCGGAGCAGGAACGCTCCGGCATTTTCTCCCGCCCGGCGCTGAGTATATCTCAATCGACCCGTTCGCCGATTGCTTGCAGCATGTTACGCCGGCCATGCGCGACGCCTATGCTTGCCTGTCCGAGCCGCTAAACTTCATTTCCGCTTGCGCCGAGTTTTTGCCATTCCAACCAGCGAGCTTTGATTGCGTTCACATGCGCTCCGTTATTGACCATTTCCAGAGTCCCGACCTCGCGCTTTTCGAGGCGCGGCGCGTTTTAAAGCCGAACGGAAAACTCATAATCGGATTGTGGGTTGACGGCGGAAAATCAGGCAAGCGCCCGCTCAAGGTCGCGCTCAAAGAATTTGCGCGGCCTATGTTAGTCGCCGCCGGTTTCCACCGCTTCAAAGATCACCATATTTTCCATCCGACATTTTCCGAGCTTAAGCAACTCGTCGCTGATTGCGGCTTTCGAGTTGCCGAGGTCTATTGGCAACCGCAATGGGATGGGCAAGTTTGCTATCTGGCGGCGGAGCCTCGGTGAATGCTATTATTATTTTTCGCATTTTGCATCGGCGGGATAGTTGGCGGAGCGTTTGGAGTTGCGGTGACGATTTGGTTTCTGAATTGGCAATTCGGCAAGATATATCCGCCGGCAAAAAATTAGCTGCTATCACGAATTATTACACTAGAGCCGCAACGACTTTCGCAAACGCGATTGACGGTCGGCGCGCAAACGGACTCGGTTTCATCGTGTCAAGTTTTTCGATTTTCGATTTTGACTCATTGCGCGACGCGGGTTTTTGAATCGCGTTTTGCTCTCGCGCGAAAAATCCGAAAAGTCGATTTGATAGAATGCGCTTCTCAACTAGGAGAACGCGCAATGAAACAGCAACGGGTGAAAATCTTTTTCGAGGATGAGGCACCGCGCCTCGGTTGCGGCTGGCGATACGTCACAGTCACCATCGGCCGCAAATGGGTTCGCTGCCGTGATTGTCTCGGGCGCTCGGCCCGCTTCACGCTCGCCCAATACGAGCGGCTCAAGCCGATCGCGCTGTGAGGTCGGCAATGACAAAAGTCACAATCACATTGCCGGCCGACGACGCCGAGCCATTTTTGCGGAGAGCCGCCGAGGATGCTGCTAAGTTCGGCGCATGGTGCGACTACCTTGGACCAAAGACGCGCCTTGCGCCGTCGTGGGGAGGGCTCGACTACCGCGAGGCTAAAGCCGAGTGGCGCGAGCGGTTCCTTAAGGCAAAGCGTATCGTCGAGGCGTTCGGCATCGAGTACGAGCCGACAAGCGAGGCCGAAACCATGACCGTCGATTTTGATGTTATCGGCGGCAAGGTCCGACTAACGCCGCACATTCCCGGCGTCGGCCGGGTCGGCATTCGCTCGGGCGCAACGCTTGATTATAAACACCCGCGGCCGGCCTACCGGAGAGCGGTTCACGAGGAAGCGTGTCGGCAAGCCGCCATCCGGGTTGTTCGCCGTTGGCGCGCAATGATTGAGGAAGCAATAGCCGCCTGAAACGCAAAGAGCCCGGTCGCGGGGATACCGCGCCGGGCTCTTAATTTTTGTCCGCTAGTAGTCGGGAATGAAATTGCTCGCGATGCCGAGAATTACGACAATCGCAACGCAAATAAAAAAGTACCATGCAAACGGAAATTCTTTTTTCGCTGCCATTCAAAGCCCCGGTTTGATTCCAAACACACAACGGCGAGTCCCGTCAGGGCGCCGGCAAACGGTGAGCTTTCCGTCGGGCGGAGTGATCGGCATGGCCTCGTCGTAAGGCACAAGCTCGCCGTCGAGCATCCACCCGGTCGCCGTCGAGGTCGTGGCTCCGTAGCTCTTGCAATCGTAGTCGCCGCAACACCACTCGCCGGCGCCGTTTTTGTACCCGCCGCGATTAATCCAAGACTCGTGCGCGTTCGCGTATGTCGAGAGAGCCCACACGAGAAACAGCACGAGAAGGATTGCCGAGAGCAAAGCAACCGCGACCGCTCCGCCGTTGCCGGCGGCGCGCCGGGTCATGTTTTCAAGGCGGGATATGTTCATTTAAACGTCGCGGCGACGTTCGCCTTGCGGGCCCATGCCCTTGCGGAGTTGGCCGCGGCAATCGCGCTCGACTTGCGCGGCCATGTTCGCGCCGAGCGCGCGACTGTTTTTTGCCGTGCCTTGAGAACCCAAAACCAACGCCCGTCGGCGCCGTAGTCGACGAGGAAAAGCGTCGTTTGCGTCGGAGCTTCACGTTTTCCCATCGGCAAACCTCGCTAGGTGCCTGTGCCGGCGCGCGAGTTGCCGGCCGTCGTCAATGTGACCGCAATCGCCGAATGAGCATCCGTTTCGGAGCCCATGCGCCGCTACAATGTCGCCGACGTGCCGCGTCCATTTTGCCGAACAGCCCATGCAACCGCGGTAAAAGTCGAAGTCGCAAGCGTGGCCGCTGTAGTGGCGCGAGCCGTAAACATGCCCGCTCGACGCAAAGCAATGAATTTGTTTCGGCTTGATGCCGCGCGCAACAAGGTCGGCAATAACCGCCTTGATCGGTTCGGCAAAATCAGCCGCGACGCGGATTTTGATTCCCGCCGCCGTGTCAACCGTCACGATTGCGAGGTTTCCGTTCGCGTCGACGTATCGAGCGCGTTTTGCTTCCGCCGGAGTAAGAGCGATAGCAAGCAGGAAAGCGGCAAGGGTCGCCGCCATAATTCGATAGCCTTTCATGGTGTGTCCTTTCGTTTTGATGCAAGCGTTCGCTCGCGCGACCTCCGGCGCGCGGTTTCAATGTCGGAAATTGTCGGGATTATCGGTGCGCTAAAACTTGGTCGAGCTTGGCGTCGATTGCCTTAATCTCGTTCACAAGGTCGTTCTTCAATTCGCGCATTGCCTCTTTGCTCACATAGTCAATGGCAACGCGCTCCCGATAAATGCCAAATTCGACGTGAAGCGCCGTTATGCGCGTATGCGCTTGGTCGCAAAGCGTCTTTGATTCGCCCGCTTCCTTTTCCGCGGAATCGGCGCGAGCGCGGGCGCGAGCAATCGCGTCGGAAAATCGGAGCCAGAAAGCGAGGACCCCGATTGCCGCGCCGATTGCCGCGCTCGTCGCGCCGATGAGTGTTGCGATTAGGCCGGCCTCGCTCATTGCCCGCCCGAATCCTCGACTTGCGCCGCCGTCGCCGCCGCTTCAAAGTCGGCGTCAACCTTGGCGTCAAGCTCTTTCAACGTCGCGAGTTGTTCGGCCGTCGTCGCGGGATTGTTTTGCAAGGCCGCAATGATGTTTTTGACCGGCTGAACGAGGTCTTGCGCGACCTTGACCAGCGTCGGGACAATCTCGACGAGGATAGAAATGATCTTGCCGGCGGTGCTGGCCGTCGACACCATTGGAACAATTTCAGAGAGAAGGGCGACAACCGCCGCCATTGCAGACGCGAGCATGTAAAAACCTCCTGTTTTGCGCGCCGTTGGCGCTAGTGGACGTTGTATTGCGTGAGGACCGTTTGCAGCGTCGTAATCGAGGCTTGCATTGAGTCGTAAAGCCCTTGCGGGCCGAGCGAGCCGGGGTGGTCGGTTAGGAATTGCTCAAGGTTGTTTCGAGCAACACGGCCGGCGCGGATGGCCGGAATGAGCTTTGCGGTCGCTTCCGCGCTCCGGCAAACCGGCCCGTTCGTGCCGGTACATTTCGGAAGCCGCAAATAATTCGTCGCGGTTGCTTCCAGGGCGTCAAAGGTATTCGCCGCGACGAGTACGACTTGCGGCGACACTTGCGCCTCGGTGAGAACGTTCCAAGCGTTCTGCACGTTTGCACAACCGGAGCCGAAAAGAGCGAGCGCCATCGCGCCCGCGAGAGCGAGCTTTCGCATAGTGATTCCTTTCTGTTTTTGAGAGGTCTTAGGGCTTAGGCGCCTCGGGCGATTTTGGCCCAAGGTAAAACTCGTTTGTCGCGCCGGGTTTCGACGGGATTGCGTGAAGGATTGCATTCACCGCGGCAACGATTCCGCCGAGGTAGGCGCAAAGATGGATAATCAGCGACGCAACCTTGTCGCCGAAAATTGCCGTCAGGTCGGCCGACGCTCCCGTTGTAAAGAGCATGACGGCGGCGAAAACATTGAGCCAACAGCTAACGCGAGGGTCGATTGTCATGGTAAAAAATTCCTCGTTTTAGGTGACGGAGACTTTTTGCGCCGGCGCGCCTTGCGGCATTGCAATGGCGGCAATGGCCGGAAGCGGAACGGATTTCGGCCAGTAGTAGCCGCGCAATCCCAATGTTCGCCCCGATTTTGGAAGCGGCTCAATCTGGACCATATCGCCCTCGTTGCCGCCGAGCGTGTAAACATAGCCGCTGGATTCGCCGCGGTAGAAACCAACATGGCCGACGCCGGATTGCGGCGAGTTGCGCCAGAAAACAACAATCGCGCCCAATGACGGGCCGGCAAGTGACACAAAATTTGGATCATTGCGAAAGGATTGTGAGCTTGCCGACCGCGTACCGTGAATGCCGTTCGCCTCTAATGCGGCATTAGCAAAAATCGCGCACCAAGGATCGCCTTCAACGCCGGCGTGAGCGAGCGCGATGTATCGTCGGATAGCCGCGCCGCGGTTTCCAGTTTCCTCGCGTGTGCCGATTTCGTGAAGCGCCCATTTAAACCAAGCTGGTGCAAGATCGAAAGTCATTGATGCTATCCGACCGCCAAGATTTTCGCGTTATCGTTTGCCGGCTCGAGGCTCGACATGATTTCCCAGACCTCGAGAAAGCTATTCATCACACCGCCGAGCTTGCGCACGCCGGTGTCGCCGTTGAAAGTCGTCGTCGCCGCGGCGTTGTTGCCGATACGGACTCGCCAGGTCGACGATGACGTGGTCGCCGCCTTGACCCAATATCTAACAGTGAAAATGCGATTTGCGGTCGCCGTGCCGGATTCCTGGGCGATGGCCGTGAGCGCGTTGCTCGCATCATAGGTTGTGTTGAATAGGGCGCACGTCACGCGCGAGCCCGATGACACGGCGGCGGATGCCTGCGCGTGAACCTCGAGGATATTCGCGGCCGACGTCGGCGTGATCGCTTGCGTCAAAACCTCGCCGCCCTCGGTGATCTGCGGGATCGTGTCGTCGAAAGGAATGTCGGTCGAGTTGGTCGCGGCCGAGCTCGTGATATTTCGGACGGATTGAATGCGCTGGCCCGGCAGCGGAATGCCGATGCCATACATCTGCACGCGGATCAGATTCGTCGTTGTCCAAGTTCCGGCGGTGACGCCGGACGTATTCCATTCAATGTAACCCATCGTGCGCGAGGCTTTCGACGTGACCGCCGTTCCGGTGTAGAACACCTGCGCGCTGTCAGCCGCGCCGGCGCCACCTTCCGCCGTGCTTGAAATTATGTCGCTTGCGCCAAGCGGATATATATTCGTGCCGGAGAGCGTGTTAATGACCCACAGGCGGACGGTTCCGGCGTCGTCGGTGGCGCCAATCCAGAGTCGAAAGGCGGTCGCGCTTGTCACGCCGAGGGTTGAGCCAGAGGAAACAACCAAGGAGGTCGCCGCCGTCACATAGCGAACGGTCACGGTCCCTGTCGTTCCGGTCGCGCTGCGGAAAAAGATTGCACATGGAGAGGACGCCGTTGGGTCGTTTCCGGCCGCGTCTTTCAGCGCAATCGTAAGCGCGCTCGCTGCCGCGCTAATTGCAAAGCCGCAATTCTGATAGCCATAGCCGGGGTCTTGAATGCAAGTCCCGCTTGACGTGATAACCGTATTTCCGCAAGTGACGCTCGTCACCGTGCCGGAGCCTCCGCCGCTCGCCGATGATGTTCCGACAAGGCGCCAGCGCGACGCATTCCCGTCATAGCGCAAGAGAACGCCGCCGGACGGAACAAGCGAAATATCGCCGCCGGTATTAAAGCGATTTGCCGCTGCCGACGACGCGCTTTGCTCTTTCAGCGTGATCGTAAATGCGCCGTTGTTTATCAGCGCCATTTCGCAACCGGATGCCGGGCCGGCGAGTCCGGTAATGTTTCTCGCGGCATTGCTGTTAATGAGAAGCGTCGTCGTCGTCGAGCAAACGACGGATGAAGGATTATAGTCGTTTTGATCGACCGTAATTTGCGCCGGCTGTGATTGCGTAGAGAATTTGACGGCGCCTTGATGATCTTCAAGGCCGGTAAAAATGCCGGCGGATACTGTCTTGTTAGTCAGTGTGTCCGTTGTCGTGCGGGCAACAACGGTATCTGTCACCGCCGGCAAAGACAGGGTATTTGAGCCGAGCGCGCCCGTCACCGGCTGCACCGTCAGCAAGCCGGAAGTCGCATTGCCCATCGTGACGGAGCCGAGCGTTCCGCTCGCGCCGAGCGTTGGTGTCGCCGTAAATGCCGGCGAAGCTCCGGCAAGAACCTGACCCGCCGCGCCCGTAATAGAGATTGCCCCGCCCGCGGAAATGGCAACGGGCGCCGTCCCCGACAATGCGCCGCCGTTTGTCGTCGTCGCGCATGTCGTACAGGTGAGCCCGCCCGTCGTTGCGGACAGGGCAAGGGGCGACGTGGCGCCGACCGCAAACGTGCCGCTTGTATTCGGCAACGTGAGCGTCGGCGTTCCGGCCGTAGCCTGCGGCGTGATTGTTGCCGTTCCCGAGGTCGTACCCGAAAATCCGAGCGTTCCCGTTGCGCCGACCGCGCCGAGCGTTGGCGTCCGCGTTGCCGTGATCGTGTTCGCCGAGCCCGAGGCGAGCATCGTCCCGGCAAGCGTCGTCGCCGGATAGGTTGCCGTCGTCCATGACGGTGCGCTATTCGCGCCAGAGGCAAGATGCTGGTTTGCCGTCGCCGTGCCCGACAAGATGGCGCCGGCTGCGGCGGTGGAGTAGAAAATTCCGCCATTCGACGCCGTGAGATTTGCATTCGTTCCGCCGGCGGAGAGCGGGAGGATATTGTAACCGATGTTTGCTCCGGCGCCGGCGCTCAAAAGTGCAAGCCCCGACGTGCCCGGAGTTAGGCAAACCCATGCGCCCGCTTGGCGCGTCAGGATAGAGCCTTGTGTCGTGCAAATTGCACGGTCAATAATCGAGGTCGGCGTTGACGGCTGCGCGATAGCCCGCGAGGCGGTAGGGTTCCCCCATACTTGACCGGCGCCGAGTTGCCCAACGCCCTGCGCGATTGCGGGCGATACAAGGGCGAGCGCAAAGAGCGCACCGAAAATTGTTCGGAGCATTTTCATCGTTCGTTTTTCCTTATGGCGATATAATCCAACGGCCTCCGGCAATTGGCGCAAGCTTAAAGCCGCCGTAATCCGAATTGATCGGTAGCGCCGACAATCCGTCAATTGTGTCGGCACCATTTGGCACGATTGTCGCGACATTAGTCGAAGCGTTGCCCGCATAGTCTTTGATGAGAATTGGCCGCCCCAAGCGTGACGATGCTGCCGGCAAATTGATGTTATGCGCTGCCGGTACTGACTTATTTACGAGCAAAAGAGTTTCGGTCGTAACGGTGTAATCGCCAGCGGCACTATCAAAAACAGGAGGCCAGCCGACCGCGGTTGCTGCCGCAAGATCAGCGAGCGACATTTTGAGCCATGTTTGATTAGGCTCGTCAAAAACGAGGACAAAATCAGTGGCGAAGGCCGACGCCTGTGGAGCTTGGGTTATTCCGAGGACGCTCGTTGAGAGTCCAAGTATCCACACGCCTAACTGTTTTATGACTGTGACAGGACCCGACGGAGACACTTGCGCCGGAAACGGAACGGGGACCTTGAGCTTGAGATTTGTCGCCGTGTAGCTCTTGAGCTTGAGCGCGACCGTCATTGCGACACCACGCCGTCAAGTACCGGAATTGAGCCGGCGATTAACTGCATTGTCTCGCCGTTGACGGCGACCGTGCAACCGACGTCGTAGGTGTCGGCTTGTAGCGGCATAAGCTCGGCGCGGCCGATTGAAAGCTGAAAAACCCCGGTATCGACGACGGCAATTTTTCCGTTGTCGCTTGTCGCGAGTATCAGGCTCGCGCCGTTGTTCGGGTTGCGAACCTCGAAAACGATGGTCGCCGCCGAGAGGTCAATAAGCTCGTCGGTATCGGCGTCGGCGACTTGAAAGGTCGCGACCCAATCTTGCCGGTTTGAAATGGGGGAGAGAGCGCCAGTAAACATGCGTTAGAGCTTCCGATAGAATGTGCCGAGGACGGTCTTTTGCACGTTGTTGTGCGCGGTATCTCCGGCATGATCTGTCAGCGTGATTCCTGTCATTGCCGGGCTGATAGACGCTGGACCGCCAATGACGCCGCCAACGGGACCGGAGCTTCCTGATTGAGCAATAGCGGTCGTTGCGTGTGTATGTCCGGGGTCATTGAGCGTAAATAGGCCAGTCGGAGCTTCCGATTTTGAAAGGACGTGGGTCGTTTCTCCGAGAACCGAGCCGGCCGTCGTCGTGCTGCCTAAAACAACCGGAACGCTCGCAAATCGGTTAGCCGCCACGTTCCCCATATCGTCGAGCCCGCCCGGAATATATCCGCGCTTGTCGGGCATCGTGATTTGCTTGTTCGCGTTCCAGTCGTCGAGCGCGGTTGCGCCGCGACCACCGACAACCGGGCATCGCGTATTGTCGTAAGTGTTCCAAAGATACTCAAAAAGCGGTTGACAGTCGGCGTTAGCGCGCTCGCTCGCGCCGCTCGTCGCCGAGCCGATTGTTCGCCCGTTGTCGCGAACCCAACCCGACCGCGTTCCCGAAACGTCGAGCCAAATCACGTCGCCGGTTTGGAATATCGTCGCCGGGTCGACGCTTGAGCCGCCACCGCCGCCGCCGGAGGCACCGACGACAAGCAAATTCAATGCGTCAATCTGAACGACGCCGGCCGCGTCCGTCACGCGACAACGAATGCTTCCGTCGGCGCAATAAAACTCGGGAACGCGGGCGGAGGCGTCAAGTGTGATCGGGTTAGGATGCGGGAGCGTTAAACCTGTGTCTTTGAACACATTTTGCGGCGTCAACGTATTCGCTTGGTAAAAATAGACTTTTCCACCGGCTAAAAGGTTGCCGTTCTTGTCGAATTGCGTCGAAAGGCTAAGGGCTGGTATTGTACCGGCCATGAGATTCACCCATGAAAAAGGCCGCGCTCTCGCGCGGCTCGCGTGGATTTTCTATTTTTCGGTTGCCCTTTACGGGCTGATTGGCCCGTTAATTTCCGCCCTGCTTTTGCTCGTCGGCGCGGCTTGCCACAGGCGCCGGGAGCAACCGCGGCGCGCTTGGAGCGGAGAGCCCGAGGACGCGCGACACGAGGGCATCGGTTCGCCTCACGCCGTCCATGACGCGCGGGCTTTTCGAGACAAGTTCGGCGACCTTGCGGATTTGCTCGGGGTCGTTGCTTGCAAGAAGCTCGCCGACGCGCCGCGCAACGCGGGCGTCGATCTGGCGCGCCCCCGCCTTCAATAGCGCGCCGGTCAAAGCGGCCGTTTCCAAATTCTGCAAAGACCAATCGCCGGAAGCCCATCCGTAGCCGACTCCGCCGGCAAGCCCGGCCTCGATTAACTGCCGCGCCGTCGACGAATTTCCGGCGACCGCGTTGCGGGTTAGCTCCATCATGCTCTCAAGCCGAATGCGTGACTCAAGGCGACGCGCGCCGTCGGGCCCGAGCGCGAGCAAAATGCGCTCTTTCGCCTGTGGCGAATTGAGAAACATTTTCGTCGCAACCGTCGATCGTTCCTTGAGCGGAACCTTGGAAATGCTTTCAAGCAGTTTCGACGCAAAGCCGTAAGCGAATGCCGTGCGCTCGGCCGGCGTCATTTTCGCGAGCGCCGAACGCGCCTCCGCGTTTGCCATTTTTGAGCTCAAAAATTCCTCTCCGGCGGTAAGCGCGTCGTCGGCTTTGAAAAAGCGCGCGGCGCCCGAGCGAGCTTGCCCAAATAGCGGCTCTTGCTTGTCGAGTTCGGCGTTTAGCTTTCGCCGCAAGCCGCCGATTGTGCGCGCTTCCGCCGAGCGACCTGCGCGGCCGGCTGCGCCTTCGGCATTGCTCAATTCGCGCTGAACGTAATCCCAAAACTGGATATTTGGATACGTCGGAATGCCCTTCGGACCTTTGTTGAACATCAACCGGCCGTCGTCTGTGACGCGGACGCCGGGATTGAAGGCGCCAAAGCCCTCGTTAATAGCGTTGTCTTTTCCCTTTGTCACCGCCGAGCGAATAGCGGAAACAACCGCGTCGCTCCCGGCGAGTTGTTCAAGCTCGGGCGACCATATCGGCCTATCTCCGGCCGCATAGGCTCGCGCATACATCGGCTTATTTGACGCTCGCGCGGCGTCCCTGATTGCCTCGTGAAGCCCACTCGCCTCGGGATTTCCGCCGACGACAAAGCGAACATCATCGGCGACGCGCTGCCCTTGGTCGAGAAAGCGCCGGCTCGTGTTTTCCTGTAGCGCATTGCGCGCCTCGGTCGACGTATTCGCTGCCGAGCGCGCAACGCCGCGAACCGTCTCTTTGCCGAGGTCGGCAACGACAAGCGGCTCGCCGGCTTGCCCGGCCATTTCGAGAGCGTTGGCAACGTCCTTAAGCGTCGTGCCCGGCCGGTCTTTTTCAAACGCCCCGGCGACGCGCCGCGCCGCTTCGGCGTCAGGATTAAGGCCGGCCTTGAACGGCCGCGCCAGCAACGCAAAGCCCTTGCCGCCGGCTTCCGCAACTGGCGCGGCAATGCCGCCGCCGATAAAGCCTTGCTCGGCGCCGGCAAGCGCGCGGCGCGCGGTGTCCTCGGCACCCTCGCCCTCTCCGGCGCCAAGGGTCGCGCCGTAGAGCCCGCCGGTTGTCGCCGCGTTGACGGCGCGCGGGATGAACCCGGCGCCCTTGGCGACACCCACGCCCGGCATTGCCGGAATCGTCGCAAGCGCGCCGGCGACCTCGCCGCCCGTATAGGCATAAGGGTGTTGCTCTTGCGCGGATTTATTTAGGGCGCGAACGCGGTCGCGTCCCGCCTGATAGGCTTTCTGCGCCTCGTCGCCGCCGAGCAATTTTTCGATTGCGATTTTCGCGCCGCCGCCGGCCGCGGCAATGAGATTTCCAAGCGGCGAGAGGCGAAGGTTGCTCGTGACCTCGCTCGGGAGCCCGGCCAAGCCGGCCTCTTTTGCGCCGGTCAATTCGTCGCCGAATCCGGCCGTAAGACCTTGCTCAAGCCCTGCAATGCCGGCGCCGCTCGCCGAGATTTGCGGACCTTGCGGCTCTACGTCGAAAGGCTTGCTCGGGTCGAATGCCGGCGGAGTAGCGGCCACCGGGCCGGCACCCTCGACCGTGAACGGCGCGCTCGGGTCAAACGTCGGCGCCGCCGGCGAGGGTTTCGATATCGTAATTTGCAGCGGGCGCCGCGCACCATCGAGCGCCGGCAGATTGACCGCCGGAAGCCCCGGAGCGTCGCCGCTACCGAATGCAATATCGGCCATTATTGCGCTCGCCCGACATAGGCAAAAGAGCCGTCGGGGTTAACCCGAAAGCGATTGCCGTTTTGAACGATCATTTGCCCCGGCTGAAATTTTGGCGCCGCGGCCGGCTTTCCCGCCTGATAGTCGTTGCCCATGACGCTTTTAATCGCCGTGTCGACGTATTTTTCAACCGGATTTGCCCGATTAAAGTCGGCGTCGGCGCCGAGAAGCGTTCCGCTTTTCGCGCGGCTTTGCAAAAATTCGTAATAGTCTTGCTGCCGCTGCGCTGCCTGTTTGAGCGACGATGCGACGAGCTTCGCGCCGAGCGGCGATTGCCCGACATTCGGCACCGAATTTGTCGCCTGTTGAACGATCATTTGCGCTTCGCGGCTTCCGAGCGTTCGCGCAAGCTCAAAGCCGAGCGTTTGCGTCTGCTTTGTGAAGTCCTCAAAGCTCGCGATTTTGCGCGGGTCGATTTGTACGTTTTTCTTTATGTCGTCGGGCAAAAACGAGGTTAGCGTGTTCCAAGCTCGCGCCGTCTTGCCGCGCGTTTCCGCCGTCGTCCCCATCCAGTCGGAGCCGAGTTCGTCAATGCTCTTGTCAATGAGCCCGAGCCGGTAGGTCGCCGCTTGCGAGGCTTTATAATCCTTGCGAGCGTCCGCGTACATTTCCGCGGTGTCTTTCGCGAGTCCCTTCTGTTGCTCGACGCGAGATTGATAATCCGACATGCTCTCGCCGGGCCGGCGGTCGGCGTAGTAATCCTTTTGCGCCGGCGTCGGCTCTAGCGCCTTTTCGATTGCCGCGGCGCGGTCGGAAAACACTTTGCCGAGCGCGGCTGTTTGCGGCGATATCGAGAGCGCCGCCGCGTACTGGCGCAAGCCCTGAATGTAAACATTCGGGTCGGTGCCCGGCGGAATGAGCCCGACGAGCGCCGGATTGTTCGCCGAGACGGCCGAGGCGTTGGCGGAGGCCGGCGCGCCGGCATTGTCGGCAAAGCGCCCCGTCAATCGCGTATAGAATTGCGCCGCCGAGAGCGGTTGCCCGTTCTGGAAAAAGAGCGATTGATTAGCCTTGACCGCGGCCGGGCTTGCGAGAGAAGTCGCCGGCGCGCTTGGATTTGCAGAAAGCCCGCGCAAGAATGCGCTCGCGCCGTCGGCGCCGAGGAAATGCGAAAGATAGAGGTTTTGACCGTTAACGTCGAAACCGGAGCCCGAGAGCTTCGCCGCGTTGTCGGCCGTCAAAGCCTGTACGGCCTTCCATTGCTGTCCGGGGTCGAGCATTCCGTTCGGCGTCAAGCCGAGTTCGGGGTGTGCCTTTGAAACGGCGTCCCATGTGCCGGGCTGAAATTGGAACAATCCACTCGCATGGCTTCCGGGCGCCGTGCTTATCGCGTTCGGGTTATTGCCCGACTCGCCATTCGCGAGCTTCGCGTAATAGCCGAGAACCGAGTTGGAAATGCCGGGAACCCCGCTCGTCGCCGGCGAGCCGGCAAGCGGAGAGGTCGCGCCGGTGTTGCCGCCCATGAGATTGATCGCGCCCGGCAAAAGCTGAAACGGCGCGCGTTGAACGCTAAGATTTCCGAGCGCGTTGGCGTTGGAAAAATCGCCCGTCTGATAGAGCCGCGTCGACATGGCGCCGTAGTCGGGCGAGCCATCGGGCAACGTCGGGACGCCATTCCTAAACGCCTGAATTGAATCAACCTGTGCTTTGTTTTTGACCGCGTTCGTATAGTCGCCAAACAGGTTTGAGAGCGGCGAAAAGTCGATTCGCGGCGGTCCCGCTGCAATGGCAAGGTCGAGGGCGTCGGCCATGTTTAAACCTCTTAAGCCGCTTTGCCGCGGAGCATGTCGAACGTCGCCGCCCGATTGCTCACGCGGTCATAGTTGACCACCTTCACGCCGCCGACCTCGACGACGGAGCGCGGGTCGACCTTTTCAACGTCTTGCGCCATGACGCCCATTCGCGGCGTCGGGTCGCCTTTGTAGCGATACGAGTAAAACGGCAAGCCGTCGGAGAGCCGGCCAATACGCTTGATATCCGTCTTAATGCGCCGGTCGGACGGCAGGAACGGAAGCGCGGAGACGGCGAGCCGCGCGCCGTTCATAATCGCGCCCCAAGCATTTGCCGATGCTCCGTTGTTCGCGAGGTCCGCGCTCGCGTTGGCGTCGCCGATTCCCGTTTGCTGTTTCCATCCGAGGTCCGCAAGCCGCGTTCCGAGGTCGTATGCCGTGCCGGCTTGCTGCCCGTACACCCCCGCCTGACCTTGCGCGCCCTGACCGGCGAGCGAGAAGAACGGCGAAAAACTCGAAAGGTATTGATTCCATCCGGTGCTGGCGAGGTCATTGCCGAATTTTTGCTCCGCCATCGCGGTATTGCCGCTTGAGAGCATTCCGCGCGCCGCGGCGCCGCGGTCGATTGCTTGCAAGCCATAATTTAGCTGCGTCTGATAACCGGGATTATTTTGGAACGCCGCGACCGCTCGCGCATTGCCGGCGGAGCCGTTTAAACCGAGCGCGTCGGAATAAGCGTCAAGGCCGCGCATTCCGTAGCCGGAAAGCTGCTGAAACGGGACTAGCGCCTGTCCGTAATAATTTTGCGCGTTGGTCGCGCCCGTATTGAGCGCGCCGCTCGCCTGATCGTAGGCCGCATTTAATCCCTTGATGCGGTCCTGCGCGGCTTGCTCGGAGTTGCGGTTGCTGAAAATATCAAAGAGGCCCATGTTAGGGAATCTCCGTCCTGATAATTCGCCAAATTCTTTCCCACGCGACTAGCCACTTGTACCACTCCGGGGTGAGCTTTCCGGTGTCCGGGTCAATCAACGGAACGTCGTAGCGCGGCATAGGCGGCGGCGGCGGGCTTGCGGTCGGCATTACGCTTGTCTCGCTTCGGCTTGCATGTCGGAGCCGGTAAAAATTACGTCAACCTCATCGGAGACGCGCAAGCGCCAGCGCCGGCCTTCCGTCTTTGTCTTTCCTGTCTTGTTCACGCGAACGGGCCGACGCAAGACCTCGGATTGTTTCCCAAGCCGGCGAAAGAGCGGCGTCGAAAAATTGTAACCGCCATCATCCGACCATGAAATTTCACATTGCGGGTCGACTTGGTTCGGCGTTCCCGTTGCAACGCCCACGCCGCGCGCAATGTTGAATGTCGCTTGCGGAACGGCGACCTCTGACGGAAAGCCCGTCGCCGGCGCGCTCTCCATGTGAAAGACAAGCGGCGAGCCGAGTTCGTTTGCAACCGCTTTCGTTATCTCGGCGAGTTTTCCGCTTTCCACGTCGCCGCAAATCCACTTGCCGAACGCCATCGTCGAATGAGTCGCCCGCCAATAGTCGCGATATGTGCCGTCCGCGGGGTTAATGCTCTTGCGCTCGTGCCACATGAGCGAGTCAAGATCATAGACCCATGTAAAAGCCGAGCATCGGGTCGCAAAACACGAGCGGCCTTCGGCGACGTAGGAAAACATTTCGATTGTGTTCGGGTCGCCGCCGGCCTCGATAAAGTCGCGAACCGCCCGGTCAACGTCTGGCGTCGAGATTTTCGTCGGCGTGAACCCATTGATCGCATAATGCGAGGCGTCGTCGCCGAGAAAAATAATCCCCTTGCCGAAACCGTCCTCGAAACCTGTAATTCCGTAAGGGCTCAAAATGCCCTTTTGAATGACGTAGGCGCGCGAGAACGGAAAGCCGGTTGCCTCGGCGGTGTCGTGATAAACCTCGATTGAGTTTTGCCCGCACAAATAAAGATCGTTGAAAAAGACACCGCGAACGAGTCCGTCGCGCTTGGCTTGCGCGCCTACCTCGTCGAGCGCGTCAATCGCCGTGTCGTTAAGCGCCGAGGCAAAGCACCGGCCGTCGCCGGTCGTGAAGAAAAAGAACCCGTCGCCGAACGTGACGCTATTCGGTTGAGGCAAGTCGGGGTCGGGATAGTCGGAAACGCTGCCCGTCGTGACAACCTTTGCGCCGTTGTCGGGGTCGACAACAACAATATCGGCCGTCGGCGATTTGTTGTTAGCCGCCCAAAACACACCCTTTGTTCCGGGGAAGGCGCCGACGGCCGTTTCGACGCCGGCGGAGTTATAACGCTTGACGGTTCCCGACCACGCCGCGAACAAATTGGAGCCGACGAGCAGTTGCCCGCGGTTGCCTGTGTTCGCCGTCGAGGCGAATTGCCGCAAACCAGGCGAGCGGCGCCAGCCGTATTTGGACGGCGCGCCTTGCGCCAAGGGTTCGGCATAAGCGTTTATCAGTCGACCGCCGCTCTCGTGCGGCCGGCGCCCCGGAGCGGAAATGACCGGCCAAGTTACCGCGACCATGCGCTAGTTGCCCGTTCGGAAATTCGGCCGAACGCCGGCCCAATTTGCGCCCTGCCGCAACACGCCGTCAGTCGATAGAAGCCGGCGCGCGGCGCGCGGGCGGGAAACCTCGCGCAAGCGGTCCTCGACATTGCTCACACTCAAAACGTCGGCCATCGGCCTTCCGTAGCCGGGCCCGACCTTGAGAACAACGTACTCGACAAGCGGCTCGAAAAACTCATCGGGTATATTGGCCGTGTCCGAGACGTTGATAATTTCGCGAGCGTTTAGCTCCGCGATGATCGTATCGACACGCGAGTTCACGTCGTTAAAATCCTCAATCTCCGCGTCTTGCCCTGCCCCGACCTCGTTTAGATCGGAGAGGACACGGTTCACGAGGTCGCGTTGCGTTTTCGCCATGCCGGGCTCTCCTATAAAAACGGCGGGAGCTTGCGCCCCCGCCGGTATTTTTTCTGTCCCTTCAACTCGCTTAGGTGCCGGAGACGCGCGTCGCGAGGTCGGGGAAAATCGCCTTGACGGTATAGAGAACGTCGAGGCGCCAGTTATCAATGTCGTTGGTGCCGTCATAGTACGGCAACAAGCGAACCGAGAGGCCCTTGTACGTCTCGCGGCCGGCCAGATTTGGCGGGATAGCCGCGGGAATTTCCATCGGCACCATGACGAGGGCAAATGCGTCGCGGTGGAACACCATATTTGACGGATAGCTGGTGTTCGCCGTGCCGAGGACCGTAATCACAGCGTTATCGGCGGGAGCCGCCGAAACGGTTTGATAGGGCCCGGTGATGATGATTGCCGGCGAAATGTTCGCCGTCAGGTTGCCCGCGCCGTCCGAGGAAACGTCCGCGTTCACAACAAACTGTTGCAAATACGGCATGACCTGTTTGTTGACCGGGTTCACCGCAAACACGTTCGCAATGGTGAACACGTCGCCTTGCTTGAGGCGAGACGCCGCCGCCGCGGTCCAGCCGTCGGTAATCAGGCTTTGCGCGTTGGTGCCGTCATAGGTGACGTTTTGGTTTGCGCCGTTGATAAGCGGCGCGCCGCCGAGTGGGCCGACCGTGTGATTGCGGACGGCTTGCGTCTCGTAGAGGTCGACGCCGCCGACCATCGGGAGCTTCGCTTGCGTGATTGCCGGCTTTGCAACGTCGGTCACAAATGCGCCGGTAAACGAGCCGAGCAAGCCCCACTTATCCGCGGGCGAGAGCGTACCGATTCGGTCGGAAGGAACCGCCATTTCCGTCAAACGCTGCGGAGCTTTTCCGAAATCGGAGAAAGCGTCGATTGTCTGACCGGGCGTTCCGACCCAATTCCAAACGCTCTTGTAGAGCCCTTGCAGGTCGCTTTCGATTTGGTTCGCAATGGTAATCATCGCGCCCTTGAGGAAGCGGTCGGAAAACTCCGAAACCTTCAACGTCATGTCTGACGATGAAAATTGCAGATCGACGCCGCCTTGAGTCGAGACGGTGACGGTCAAGGTCTTTTCCGTCGAGTCCTGCGGCGAGGCCACAGCGCCCGAGCGGAACGTGTATTTGGCCGGCTTGCGGATTTGCACCGAGCCGCCCTTTTTGTAGCCGTTGACCGGCTTTGCAATCTCGTCCTCATAGGCTCGGTTTACGAGCTTTCCCATGACGAGATTGTTGTCGAGCCTCATCAATGCTTCTTTAGCAATGACGCTCGGCGTCAGAATGGCGTTATTGACCATTTTATTTCAGCCTTTCATTGCGGAGCGGCGCGAACGCCGCCCCACGTCTTGCGCGTAGAAAGTTATTGGATCGCGCCCGATTCCCGAGCCTTGATGTATTCGTCCATCGGCATCGTTGACGGGTCGATTTCTTTCGTGGCGCCGCCTGTTCCGCCCTTCGGCGATTTGAGCGGCGCTTCCGCGCGGGTAACTTTTTTCGCTTGTGGACCGCGAATGCGCGCCTCAAGCCGGCCGATTTCTTTCGCGGCCTCAAGCGGCGACATGCGGTTAAGGGCGTCAACCTTGCCCGGGTTTTTCGCCAGGTGGTACGCAATGAGCGGACCTTTGGCGGAGTCGAGGATTTGGTCGAGAACGTCGTCGCGAATTTGCTGTCCGCGCGCTTCGGCCATAACGTCGTCGAAGTCCGGGATTCGGTCTTTGACGGTTTCCAGCCGGTCGTTATACGCGGAGAGCTTTACGCGAGTAGCCCGTTCAGCGTCCGCGTCCGATTGCTCTTTCGCGACGCGCTGATTTTCTTCCCGAATGGCTTTGCGAACACGGTAGTCCTGCATCGCCGCCTCAAAGGCAAGGTAATCGTTCGGGAAGTCCGATTCCTTGGGAGCTACAAGATCATCGTCGCCGGAAGCGGCCGGAGCGCGTCGCGCCCCATGCGTCACAGCATCGCGGAGTTCGCGATTCTCTTGTTCAACCCGAGCAAGTCGCGCCCTCAATCGAGCGGAGCCGGAGCGTCGCCGCGGCCGTCCCTCGCCCTCTTGTTCGCCTTGCTCGCCTTCGTCCTCGCCCTCGTCGTCGCCGATAACAATTTCGTCCTCGTCGTCGTCCGCGAGCGTGACGTAATCTTTCGTTGCGCCTTCCTGTTGCTGTTGCTGCTGGCCTTTGCCGTCGGAGCCCGCGCCAGCGTCCGCGCCGGCCCTTGCTCCCTCTGCACTACCAGCGCCGGCGCCCGAGCCGTCCTCGGCCATGCGCGCAACACCGGAAAGCAGATATTTTTTAAGCAAGTCCATTTTTTGCCTCAATAAAAAAGGCGACGCGCGAAGCGTCGCCGACTATCGCCGCGCCAGCCGCCGAACGCGGCCGGCATCATGCGAACACTTAGGCCGGTGGTTGATCGCCAGCCGAACCGCTACCGGCGGCGGAGCCGCCTAAAATCTCGTCGAGCATCCCCCTTTGATGCGCGAGTTCATTCACAAGCTGGCGCAAAACGTGATGCGTCCCGTCAAGCTGCCCGCCATGCCCGGCCGCTTCGGCTTGTTTGACCTTTAGCTCGATCTCTTTAATCGCCTTGTCGAGCGCGCGAATCTGCACGTTGAGCGCCGCGGTTTGCGCTTTCGCTCCGGCTTCGGCGACGCTCGCATGTTGCTCGGCAATTTCAGCCGGCGACGGCGGAGGCGGCGGCGGAGGTCCCGGCGGCATCGGTGGCGCGCCGGGAGGCATTCCGGGCATTCCCGGCGGCAAGCCGGGAGGCATTCCGGGAGGCATTCCGGGCGGAGCGCCGGGGACGTTCGGCCGCGGGATTTCGCCGACGTGCTGCTTTTTCGCGGCAATCATCGCCTGAATCGGCGGCGGCAAAACCGCCTGAATGCGGTCGGCAATTTCCGAGGCTTGCGGCCAATCCTGCGCGCGAGCGTAGAGGTCGAGAACAAGCGGGGCAACGCCGGGCGCCGACTTGATAAAGTCAGCAATACCGTCGGCGGCTTGCTGGCGCTTGGTGGAGTAGCTCGGGCCCATTTCGATGATGATTCCGTAAGAGCCTACGGTCACATCGTTGAGGATTTTCGGCGCCTTGTTTTTCTGCGGCGCAATTCCCTCGTCGTCCTCGTCCATATCGAGCCCGGAATTGTCCGTTGGCTCGGGCGCCGCGCCAGCCGAAACCGGCGCCTCGTCGTCGTCGCCCTCGTCGGCGAGGTACGGCGTCGCCATGCCTTTGTTGATCGTGACGGTTTCCGCGCGATTGTCCTCGTGGACAATCTGCACGTCGCGTTCGGTGTCATAAACGTGCGGAATGAGGTCGACGATAATCCGGCCGGTGTGCCGGATTGCGAGTGAAAAGTTGTCCATATAGGCGACGTTGCCAACATCGCTCTCGTTCTGGCGCGCCTTGATCGCAACGCCGCTCGTCTCGTTCGACCGCGCGCCGAGCCCGGCGTCGTAAATGCCGATTGACGATTTGATATCGGAGAGCGCGTTTGCTCCAAGCTCCGTCAGGCCGGAATTTGCTTGCGGTCCCGGTTGCCGCTGTGGCGGAGCATTTCCGTTTCGCGCGTCGGGCGTATAGCGCAAGTAGGGATGATTTTTCGTGTTCGCCGTGTTCCAGTCGGCTTCGTGTTCCTCGAAATTTTTATCGGTGCCGACGAATGGCGACTTAGGCACGAGCGCGGCAAACTCGGCTTGCTGTGTGCGAACGAAATTGAACAGCCGTTGCGCGTCTTTTCCGACGCGGATTGCGCCGCGCCGAACGATGCGCCGGCCGATGCGAATTTCCTCGCCGATAAGCGGCACAATCGGAATGTACCGCCCGGCCCACTCTTTCGGTTCCTCTAGGACATGCCCGAGCGTGATAAGCGAGCGGTAAACCTTATGACCGTCTTTGTCCTCGATGCGCTCGACCTGATTTTGTGCCTTGTACGCGGAAATTTCCTCGTCGCTCTTGCCGGTCAAGTCGTGAACGCTGCCGTCGCTCAAGAGCGCGAGCTTGCGCTTTGCCGGCCGGCGCTCCCAATACTCGGCGACGCGAACGCGGTCTTTGTCCGTCCAATAGGCTTGAAAGCGGCGGTCGTAGCTCGCGAAGTCTGAAACCGGAACGTCGGGATATTTTTTTTCAAACTTGCGCCGGCTCATGTCGACCGGCACAAAACACCATTCCGCGTCCTCGCGCGTCGGCAAAATCGAGTCGGTATCCCACAGAATCGAAACCGCGTCGTCGATTGCGACAATGCGAATCTCTTGGTTAAACGTCGTTTCCTCGGCGTATTCGGTTGTGACCCGCCAAGCGCCGGAGCCGCACGATACCTGTTGATCGCCGCCGAGCGCGTAGGCAACGCGCGCCTCGGAGCGGTTTTCGATATAGCGAATCATGCCCGAGATAAGCTCGGCGACGACGGGCTTTGCCTGTCCGTCGGCCGGCGTCGCCTTTATCGAGGGCTTCATAAGCCGCATGTCGCCGGCAATCTGGCGAACGAATTGCGAGAGAACCGGGAATGTCAGAATGGGCCGGCCCTCGGCTGCGCGCTCTTTCTGCGCCCAATCCGGCCATTGCTTGCCGCCCAAAAATTCAAGGTCCTCGTAAGCCTCGGCGATATTGTCTTTCTCGCGCTGATAAGCCTCGTCCGCGCGCTCCATCGCCTCGTGAATAAAATCGTTGTCGAATTTTTTGCTCGGCTTTTTCTCGCTCGTCTCATCGGGGAGCTTTTCAGCCTTGAGCGACGCGCGGCCAGGACGCTTGCGCTTTGGCGGAGCTTTTTCCGCTTCGTCGACCGTGTTTTTCAGCGAGCGAGGCGCCATGCGTTAACCCATCCATGCGCCTTCCGGCGCGTTTGTCCGCGAGCGCGGCTTTGCTTTCGGCTCGTGTTCTGCAAAGCGGAGCATCATTAAGCCGACGCGCGACGAGGAAAGAATGTCGTCGCGTTCTTTGACGATGATTCCTTTTTCGCGGTGATAGAGCCGCTTTTCGGAAAACCACTCGCCGAGATTGCGAAAGACCTTCCAGCGCCCGGTTTGCATCCGGGTTAGCATTTCAATTACGCCGGCCTCGGTCCCGAATCCGCCTTCCTCGTGCGTGGCGTGTTCGGGGAGCATGTTTAAACCCTGCTTGCGGTAAAGCTCGGCGAGTTGATCGCCGGAGCCTTTGTCGTGCTGCAAGCCGTCATGCGGCCACGCGCACGGAATCCACTCGCCCCAAGGTTTGACCGCTGCCGCGTGAATGATCGGCGTCGCCTGTGACTCGCGATAGCAAGCCGTCACATAAATAACGTCCGCTTCCGAATCGTGCGCGAGCGACGAGGCGCCGAAAGGATGGTCCCAACCGAAGTCGAGCCCGTTAATTCGCCGGTAGTGCGCCGGTATCTTGAACGGGTCGCAAGCAATAGCCTCGTCGTCGACCGGAAACACGAGGCCGGAGCCGGCGGCGGGCTCTCCGTACAAGCGAGGTCCGCGCTCGTGTTTCGGAGTTCGCTCGATAATTATTTGACGTTGCTCTGGCGACAAATGCTCGGCGTCGTCAATCGTCATGGTAACGACGCCCTTGCTCATTCCCCACCCCGTGCGCGAAGCGCCCGAATGATTTCGTCGCGTTCGTTTTTGTCCACCCTGATTAACCACCACTCCTGCGGTCCAAGAGCCGCAATATGCGGTGGAGTTCGTTCTGTCGGGATGAACGCTCCCGCGTGCTGTTCATTCTCTATCCGGTCAGCCAATTTAGACATTTCTCAATCCTCTCCGCGTCGTGGCATAAGTGATTGGGTATGGTTGGTCAGGTCGTAAACAGTCGCAATGACGCAAGCCGCGATCAGCATCCAGAAAAAGAGATTCCCTGATAGGCAGTTTGGCCCGATTGCGATTTTTTCCACTCCGCCCATGCGGCGTCGCGGTCTTTGGCGAGCTTGAACCAATCCCGCTCATTCCGCATTTGATTTCGTAACCGGGTCGCGGTCGCTTGCGAGCGCATTCATTATCTCGTCAATTTCGCGCGTCCGAATTTCGGCGAGCTTCGGGTCGCGAGCGCCGGTTATTCTTTCGTAAGCCTCGCGAACCGGCGCGCTTTGTTCGGAAATTGGCTTTGACCAATCTAAGAAACGCTCGGGGTCGGCGAGAATGTTTACCTCATACATGCGACCGGGCCGCTCTAATGTCGCGTTGCCTGATTTCACAGCCTTGAGCGCGTCAACGATTGATTGAATACCGCCAGCATTCCAATGACCCTCGCGCTTCATTTCCGCAGCGCGACGCGAAAAATCCTCAATAACGGAATCGAGCCCGCCGGCGCCGCCCGGAGCGCCGACCACGATCGAGGCAAGATCGGTTGCGCGGTCGACCATACCCAATCACTTATGCCACGACGCGGAGAGGATTGAGAAATGTAATCGGTCGCGACGCGCCCTGCATAAACGTCGCCCGGAAGCGCCAGCGCCGAGAGCGCCGTCATGCCGAGCCGAACCGGCCAAGTGTCGCGCCATGTGAACGCCGGCTTGCCCGAGAGGTCGGCAAAGTCGGCCATTATGCTGCCCGCGCCTTGTTAATCGAGCCCGGCGGTCGCCCGGCTTTCGGCCGCGCCTCAAGTGCCTCGACGCGAGCGGCAAGCATGGCCGCGTGAGCCGAAACGACGGCGAGCAATTTCCAAATGCGCGCGGTGTCTTTCGGTGTGACAGGCCCCGTTTGCGAAACCGATTCCGCGCGAGCGCGGTTTGCAAGGTCTGTAAGCTCGACCGAGGTCATGTGCGCTCCGATACAAAATCGACCGCCGGCAACGCCGCGTTATCGCTAGTGCAACTTGGGCAACCGCATTCGTCGCTTACCGGCTGTGCTGCAAAAACCTCGCCGGCATTTGCAAGCAACGCCTCGCCCGTCTCCGTCGCCGGCTCAACCTTGACCGCTTGAACGGGACGGGCCCGCACGGTCGCCTCAAGCGCCTCTAGGAGCTTGCGCGCAAAGTACGGGTTTTTGTTTCCCGCAACCGCCGCGAGCGAAAGAAACAAATCGGCCGGCGTCACGCCGCGGATTGCTGCCATACCGAGAATTTGTGCCGCATATTGCGCGGCCTTGCGTTCATTCCGAATGCGGAACGATTCCGTTGACGGATTTTCGGTCATTGAACACCCTAAACTTGCGGGTGGCCGAGCGGATTTGAACCGCCAGCCTCGCGGGCCGATTGCTCGGCTGCACGCGCTCTACCCTTGAGCTACGGCCACCCTGCCGACGCCTATTTCGGCGCCGGAGTGAAATCGACGTAATACGCCTCACCGAGAGAAAATTTGTCGATAGCGTCCGGGTTCGTGATCGTCAGCGCAATCGTGCCTTGCGGCGTGTATTTGGAAAACGACTTGTTTTCCTCACCGTTGCCGTAGCTCCCGAACACCGGAGCAAGTTTAACCTCGGCGCAAGGGTCGGTCCCGGTTCCGTGAAAGTGCTGGATAGAGGTCACAAAGAATTTTGCGCGTACCATTTTTTTTCGCCTTTCTTGTTGGCCGGTCATTGCCGGCATTTTTGTTTATGGCCCCGTCGATAGCTTTGGACGGCACAGATGCGGCGCATTCGCGCCGGAGCGAGCCCGCAAGCTACCTTTCAAAGATCGGCCGAACCGGGAGCCGCTTACCCGACCGAGGAGTCGCCCGCTCTCATCAAGCCGCTAAAACCGAAAACCCCATGCCGTCGCTTGCGCGTTGGTATTGCCGGCGCCAAAGCTCGGCGCCGAGACGGCTATCGCTGTGTTCGCCGCATTCGCGGGGAGACAAACAGGAAAATTCACGATTAGCGGATTGATAGAAACCGTCGCGCCGGCCGGAATGACAAGCGCAAAAGACATAGCGCCGCCGGCAAGGTTTGACACCGTGACGCTGATAATCGACGCGGCCGTTGCGCCGGCGCCAGTGATCGCAAACCCGCAAATGTAATTCGTGAGGTCGACCGCCGCCGCAAGCGTCGCGGTCGCCGCGGAAGCGGCAACGTTGCCAGACGAATTGTTAATGATCGAAATTGGCCGCGACGTTGGCACCGGGAATTGCTGCGCGGAAGCGCCGACAATCCCCGCGAGCGCAAGAACGCCGACGAGCAAGAGCCGTTTAAACATTGTTCCCTCTCTTTCAGAAACCGGGACAGTCCTTGAAGCTCAAAACGACTTCGGACATGCCCTTAAGCGGAGTGAATGTCAGAAACACGATGCCGCCGGTCGCGTTGGTGCGCGTAATGCCCTCGCCGTAGATATCGCTCGACGGTTCCTCGTCAAACCAAACAAAGTCGAGCGTTTCGACTTGGAAGGCTTGCCGGCCTTGAACGTAGCTCTTGAGCCCGAGCGTTGAGAGCCCGTCGTAAATTCCGTTTGTGTAGTGGCGAACGACAAGGCTCGAGATTGCATCGGGTACGCCGTGACGGAGCGACCAATCGTAAATTTCCGCGCCGGGGATAATTCCGGTTCCCCACTTTTCGCGAACGCGCGGCTCGCCGAGCAAGATGCGCTGAATGCCGTCGCGCGTGTCCTCGTAACCATCCGACGCCGCCCACGCTCTTACCGGCCTATTCCATCGCCGGCCCGACCACCATTCGGGATAGAGCCCGGTCAGATGCGCGGCCGTCTCAAAACCGCCGCCGTAAGTTTTGCCGACTTGGTTTGCCGCCTTAAAAAGCCGCTCGTCGTGCACGGCGCCCTGTGCGTGAAACGCGGCTTGCTTTGCATACGGGCGATAGCGGAAAAAGCTAGTTCGGTCGTGGCGGCGTTGTAGCTCGCTCGTCACCGAGGCCAATTCCCGCAATAGACGGGATATCGACTCCGAGCCTTGCGAGTTGGTCGACGATTGCGGAGGCGGTACGGCGGAGTTCATCGTCGCTCTTGTCGGCGTGTTCCACAGTCACAAGACGGCGCTCGACAAAGAGGCCTAAGTGTTTGCCGAGCAATTCGAGAGCGCGGTTTGCGCTTTTCCCGTCGAAACGAAACTCGCCGGTCGGCTTGCCTTCCGGGTCAAGAACCGGCTCGGCTTGCATACACCGCTCGACGATTGCCATTAGCCGCTCAAGTATCCATTGCTTGTCGAGCGCGAGCGTATCGACGGCCTTTGCAAACGCCTGTTGCTCTACGTTTGCCTCTTGTAGCTGCAATTCGGCTACACGTTTGCAAATGTAGTCTTTTCGATTCAGCTTCGACGCGCTTGCTCTCGTGCCGGTCGCACTCGGGTCTTTCCCGTAAATTTCCGCGTAACAGGCGGTAGCGTTGCCGGCGTGTTCGCCTTTAACGTAGGCTTGGCAATAAGCCTCTTGTTTCGAGTTTTTGAGCGTTGGCATGTGAAGCCGTTAAGCGATGGTGACGCCGAGGGCAAAGCCGGCCACGAGCCCAACGGCGAGGATGGTTCCGGCGAGCGGCGAAATGCAGGAAGCCGCATAGACGAGGGCAATCGCTAGGGCGCCGCCGACGACGGTTCGCATTGCTCTACCCTTTCCAGCCGAAAGACGGCGCTCCAAGGATTGCCGCCGGCCAAGCCGATAAAAACGTAGTGCTTGCCGTCGGGAGCCTTCGGGCGATGCGCGTACCATAGGCCGTCAGGGCTCACAGATACCGGCACCATGACCTCGACGGGCGGACTACAGCCGGCGCCCGAGCGCGGCAAGCGGCACCATGCGAGGCTTTCGCCCCTTGCCCTCGCCGAGCTTGGCGCGAGCCTTGCGTTTAATTTCCGCCTCTCGCTCCGGCGAGATATTGCCGGCGCGCTCCGAGCGCGTGGCTCCCGAGATTGCCAGGCGAGCGTGTGTTTTGTCGTTGATCGGGAAAGACCTGTTCGGCCCGGCAAAGTCTCGGGCCGGGAGTTGCTTGCGAGCGAGCGAGCTTAGTCGAGCCATGTTCCGACCTCCGAAATTTGGAGCCCTCCCGGCGAGAGGCGCCGGACCTCTCTAAGCCGGGAGAGCTAAACGCGCGGGGATGAAACGCGCGTTATTCGGCCTCGGGCGCCTTGCCCTTGGCGTTCTTTGGTTCCGGCGCGGCTTTTGCCTTGTCCGGGTGATCGTGCCAGCCGTCGGGCAATTTTCCGCCCGCGGGGATATTGAAAATCTGCGGTTCCTCGGTGGCGTGATAGCCATACGTCGGAACCAATTTTGCTTCCTTTTCACTCATAGCGTCGGCTCCTATAAAAAAACCCGGCACGAGGCCGGGCGTTTAATTCTGCGGAGCGTAAAAAGCCCTGCGGGTGAAGCTCAACCGCTCCGTCGGCAGAAACGAATCACGCGCTCAAAATAATTATTCGACCGGGCGAACCCATGCAAGCGGAATCGTCACGCAAACATCACCGCCGAGCAAGTTAAGCAACATTTCCACACGCTTTTTAGGCAACGCCACCTTGAGCTTGCCGACAAAATCCGCAAACGGGCCCTCGGTTATCCGAATTTCGTCGCCGGGCTCCAACTTGGCGACCGCTTTCGTCTCGTCGAAGCATCCAACCTCGATTTCACCGCGTAATTTTTCAACGAGGCCAGCCGGGAGCCGGCTTGGAATGCCGTTATTCATAACCAAACACTCGATTCCGTCGGTTTCTTTGATCGGGGTCCACGGCATAAGGTTAGGGTCGAAGCCGACAAACAGGTATCGGCCGAACAACGGCCGCTCTCTTTCACTTTTCCGGCGCGCATGGCGAACCCATACTTTTTCGCGCGGCAAAAAGACCTCGTAACCCTTCGATCTAAGGCCCATTTCCGCGCGAAATTCGCATTTGATGTTCGTCCGCGCGACGTACCAGCCGACCCCCGCCGGCCAGCAAATCGGGTAAAGCGGCTCGCCGGAGACGGCGCCGCGGGCGTTGATATTCATACTGCACCCTTTTTAAGAAAACTCGTCTCGCCCGACCATCGAAACCAACGGCCGTCGCTCGTCGCCTCGGGCTCGTCGCCCTTGGCCTCCCGGTAGTCTTGCGCGTAAGCCTCAAACTCTGGCGTTCCGCGCCTGAAATAAACGAATTGCTTGTCAGCCGAGATTGCGCCGTGTCGTGGTGATCGAGCCTTCACTGTTTCACGTGGAACCTCTTTTATTAATTCCTTACTTTGTGAAGGTGATTGTGAAGGTGATTGTGAAGGTGTGTGCACTTGTTCTGCATTTGCAGAACTATTGCTATGCTTTTGTTTTGCCGCATTGGCGCGCTTTGTTGAAATATCGGCCGCTTTCGCAAGTTCCTTTTCTATTCGGGGATGAATCCAACCGTTTTCAAAAAATTCGGCGAGCGTGTCGCGGTTGTCAGCCCAATCGGCCAAATCCATGCGAGCGATTTGCATAAGTTTTTGTTCGTCGTTTGGTAGTGCACCCCGCTTCCAATAGCTGAGCAAAAGCAGAACATATGCACCGTGCTGAATCGTAGTCAGGTGTGCCGTGTCGGCGAGGTAGTCGGCGACGTAGAATGGCATCCAAGGGCGCGCCATTGCTACACCGTAAAGCTATCGAGGTAGCGGACGACGGCGGCAGTGTCGGCGGCAAACCATTCGGAGCCGACCGCATTAAAAAAGCGATGGCACGATTTTTCGACCCGGAGGCATTCGGAGCGCGGCCCTTCGTACACCGCCGCAAAGTGCAGCGGGCGCGGGTTTCCGGTTTGTAACGAGCAAAGCCGGCGAGCCGGATGCACGGCGACTCCAACCTTTATATTGCGCGTTCCAGATTCTTGAACGACGTAAACGGTACAAGCAAACGTCGAAACCTCATTAATGACAGGCAAAAGGCTTGTTTTGATCGGCGTAAGCACGGCGCGGCCGTCCTTTCGATAGAGCTTAACGGTACGCGGCGGATTACTTATCGCGGCGGAGCCAATGCGCCGAGGGCGAGCCCTCGTGCTTGTGGTCCCAAACGAGCCAAACAAAATCCTGTTGCCCGCCGCCCGGCTTTTCGCCGCGGGTAATGACATGACCGGGCGGCATGGACGGCCGCGGCGTCAGGAAATAGATTCGGGCGAGCGGTGTATGCTTGAGCCAGCGCGCGGCCGGCAAGCGGCGGAGCAACCAAATCAGCGCGACCTTGCCCGACGTGAGGCTGAGAGCCCGGAGAGCGTATTGCTCGAAAACGTCAAACGGCGGGTTACTCACGATGTTGGCAACGCGCGTCGTTTGCTTGAAAAAGTCGGCGACGCCGCGAAGCTCGGGAAAGCCGCGGTCGACAATATCGGTCCCGAACGCCGGGAGCCCGGCCGAAAGCGCGGCGAGGACGACACGGCCAAATCCACAGGACGGGTCTTGAATGGTGCCGTCGAAGCTCTCAACGTCAAAGAGCCGTTGCGAACACCATTGGGGCTCGACGTAATGCTCAAATTGCTCGCGCTTCCACTTGTGCGCGTCGACGGCCTTTTCGATTGCGTCGCTCATTTCGCCGCCTCAATCATTTTGCGAATTTCCGGCTCGTGCTTTTCCATAAATGCGAGCGTGTTCGCGGCGGCATTGAGCGCCGGGTAATAGCTCCGCGCGTGGTCAAGCTCGTGCGCGGGGCGCCGGCCGCGCTCGACAAGGCCGGTTAGATTTTCGATATGCCCGCGCAAATTCGCCGACGCGAGCGCGACGGCTTCCGCTTGCGCGTGGAGTGACGGCTTGCTCACGCGGCCTCGCCCCCGGCGAGGATCGCCGCAACGTCAAGCTCGGCCTTTGTCCGCCGCCTTTGATTTTTTCTTTGTCCCGATTTGCACAGCCGCCAGCGGGCGAGCGCCGGGTAGTCCTCGGCGCTTACAAGCGTCTCGTGTTGCTCGCGAGCGCCGAGGGATAGAACGACCTCGCCCGGTCCCGGCTCTCTCACCCGAAAACCTCATTTGCGATTGAGAGCGCGGCGTTGGCCCATTCGATTGCCGGCGCCGCCGTTGTGAGGCTGTCCGGGAGCCGGTCAATGACCGGCTTCATCTTGCGGCAAGCATGTAAGACCGTCGTATGGTCGCGATCGCCGAAGCGCCGGCCGATTTCCGGCAAGCTCCTAAGCGTCAAATGCTTCACAAGCGCCATTGCGATTTGACGCGGGCGAACAATGTTCGCGGTACGGCGCGACGAGAAAATGTCGCGACGACTGACGCCGCTCGCCTCGGATACGGCGCGAACAATGTCGTCGATTTTGTAAACTGCACGGTACTCGGCGGAGTTTTTCCATTCGTAATGGACGAGCCTTGCCACCGCGCTAAGCTCGGCAAAGCGCGTCACCGAATGCAGCAAAATAATTTTGTCGAGCGAGCGAAGGGCGGCGACAAGCGTTGCGTCGATTATCCCGAAATGCTCGCAAACGACCTCGCGCGGCAATACAAGCCGGCGAACGCAAAGCGCGGCGGAAAATTGGAGCGCCGCGGTCGTTGTCTTGTCGCCGAGCGTTTGCAGCATCGCGTCGACCGTGACCTCGAATGCCTCGGCGACGGCTTTAGCGGTTCGGTCAATTTCCGGGCGGATATGCTCAAGGTCGGGCGGAAGCTCCGCGCAAGGCTCCCGAGGCGGGAGCGGTTGCGGTGCGGCGGGCGGCGGTGAAAAAATTGTCGGCTTGTAGCTCTCTTGTCGTCTCCGGGTCGACGCAATCGCGGCTCGCATTACGTCGGCGGCGGTTTGGCAATGGTCGGGCGCGGTAGAGACGTGCGGCATTTCATCCCCCTTTCGGTACAAAGCGACGACGGCCGACCGAGACGACGGCCGACGACGCAACAAAAAGCGCGACCCGAATGGCCGCGCTTTAACGCTTCACGAGTTCGACAATGACCGCCGCAATGACAACAGCCGGCGGCTCAAACTCCCCAGATAACCAACGCTTTGCCGTTCGCTCGTCCTTTCCGGCGATACACGCGACATGCGCCGCGGTTTTTTCCGGCCAAAGAACGCGCGCAACAGCGCCAAATTTTGAAGGAGGGACAATTTTGTCCGTCTCGGGCGAAAAACGTCCCTGCAATTCGCTGGCGACGATGCCCGGATTCCCGAATGGTGTACGCATGACGAGCCACCCCTACGTTGAACGTCGCAATAATTCATGCGGCGACCTCCGCCGTTGCCGCGTAACGGAACGCCTTTCGTCCGCTTTTGTTTGTGTGTTGCTCGCTCGTGCGAATGACGAGGCCCGCGCTTTCAAGCTCGGCGAGCCGGCGATTGACGCGAACGTGATTGCCCCATGCGAGCGCGTCGGAGATTTCCTCCGCCGCCATTGCTCGCCCGGCACAGCGCAGCGAGCGGAGAATGTCGGAATGATCGCCGGCGCGAAAACGTGCTGCCGCCTTGCCCGCGGCTTTCGAGGTCGCCGGGTCGGAGGCGCGCCACGCTTGCGGGTCGAGGCGGCTCATGCGGCGACCTCGAAAAGATCGGGGCGCAATTCCGCTCGCGAAACCGCGCCCTCTAGGGCGCGCTCGATTGCGACCGCCATTTCGGCGCTCGCCCGGCCGCGGTGTTTTGCACGATGGATTGCGACTTGCGAAAAGCCCGTCAATTTGCCGAGTTTTGCCTCCGAGCCGGCCAGCTTGATTGCGCGCACGAGCGGCGAAAGCTGCTTTTTCGGGGGGGCAGTTCGTTTCATAACTTTTCGATAACATACGTTATCGAAAAAGCAAGCACTAAAGTTATTGAGCGCCGGAGCCCACGCGCGGCTAGAATTTGCGCGCCGGGCTGTTTTTGAGGGGATGCCGGTTAATGAAAGAGAGTGTCGGCGAGCGCGTAAAGGCGCTTCGCGTGGCGCGAGGCTGGTCGCAAGCCCAACTCGCAAAGGCGTCCGGCGTCTCACAGCCGGCAATCAAAAAAATCGAAGGCGGGCAGACGGTGAAAAGCCGTTTCCTGCCCGATATCGCCCGCGCGCTCGGTTGCGATTTAGCCGAAATTGAAGGGTTGCAGCAACGCGCCGTTAACCGAGGAACCACAACCACCGGGAGAACTGTGCAAAGGTCCGCTTTTGCTACTTTACTCGGCGACGCCGATTTGGCGGTATTTAGTTCCACCGAAGCCGGGGGCGGCGCCATCATCCTCTCATCGGAGCCGATAGATTATGTCCGAAGGCCGGCGCCCTTGCAGAACGTAAAAGACGGCTACGGAATCATCGTAACGGGTGATTCGATGCTGCCCGAGTTCCGGCCGGGCGACACCGCGCTTGTTCACCCGCATTTGCCGCCGATTGCCGGCGAGGCTTGCGTTTTCTACAGCGAGGACGCGGGCGCAACGGTCAAGGCAACGATTAAGATTTTCAACCGCGCCAGCGAGAGCCATTGGCACGTCGAGCAATGGAATCCGCCTAAAAAATTCACCCTGTCCCGCTCGGAGTGGCAAAAGTGCCATCGCGTCGTCGGCAAGTATTCCCGGCGCTAGGCGGCTAACCTCTACCCTAAGTTGTTGCAATCCATGAGCTTTTTACGTCGATCGGTTTCCGGTTATTCACATAACAAAGGTTATTGACAAGGCGATAACGTAGGTTATTATCGCAATCCTCAAAGCAACGGGGGTTGCAAATGAACGCTCTCACGATTGACGCCACGATAAGCTCAAGCATGGCACGGCAACGCTGGCTTGAGGCCGGCGTGTCCGCTCTCCGCTCGCGCTTCGCCTACAAAGGTTTTGGCGTGCCGGCTAACGTGCGTGTTTCCATCGGTTGGCCGCGCGGCTCGCATGGTCGCGGTCGCGCTATCGGACAATGCTGGTACGCCGAAGGCTCAAGCGACAAGCACCACGAGATTTTTATTTCGCCGGAGCTTGGCGGCAAGCGCATGAGCGTGAAAATTCTCGGTGTCCTCGCTCACGAAAGGCGCATTCGGTCGCTGGCCCAAAGGCGGGGCACAAGGCGCCGTTTAAACGAGTTGCCATTGCGGTCGGCCTCGTCGGGCAAATGACCGCGACCGAGGAAGGCCCCGAGTTTATCGAGTGGGCCAAGCGCCACATTAAAACCGTCGGCGAGTATCCGGCCGGAACCTTGAACGACGCCCGGCGGAAAAAACAATCGACGCGCCTCCTAAAGTGTGAATGCGGCGAGTGCGGTTACACCGTGCGCGTCACCCGCAAATGGCTTGAAGCGGTCGGCGCGCCACATTGCCCACAAGACGGCGAAATGGAGGTTGCGTAAATGACCGCTCTTATCAAAAAGCTCGAAAGTATCCGCGACGAGTACGCGCACGAGCGCAACGCCTATCTCGCGCCGCCGCGCGGGGAAGCAAACCGTTACGCGCTCCTGCGCGACCGCGCGCAAGAGAAAGTCGACGCGCTCAATCTGGCGATTTGCCTTTTGCACGGCGGCGCCAATTCGGAGGCCGCGTGATGAAAACTAAAACCATAACCGTCGCACATGGCATTCCGTCAAAAGATCACGTCGGCGTTTACGATTACCGCGTTGAAAAAGTGACGGATAGCGTTGAATTTCATCCCCGCCAAATCCTCACGAAAAAGCAGGTCGACGAGCTTTGTTCGGCTACGGGATGGAAAGTGACCGTCATAGCGTTAGAGGCCGCGTGAAATGTCTCCGCTCCGCTGCCTTCTCGTCGCAATCATTCTCGGCGCCGCGTTCGCCGGCGTCATGCAAACGCAAACCGTGGTCGGATGGTGAACATGAACACGTTTCAAGCCGGAGAAACGAAAGCGGGACCGGACGGGACTCCTAGGCTCTCGGTTCGGGATGGCGACGGCCAAAACCGAGCGCCCGCTTTCGACTGGATTGAGTCCGCGCGCCGGCGGTTCGCCGAGCGGTACGCCGAGGAAATGGGATGGAAACAATGAACATCGTAACGACCTATGACCCGCCGCCGATTCCGACGCGCTCTTGTGACTGGCGCGCGATGTGGGATGGCTACGAGCCGGGCGACGCTATCGGGTTTGGCCGGCGGGAAATCGACGCCGTTGCCGACTTGATAGACCAAACGCCCGACGTGCCGTTAGACGCAATCATTCCCTACGGACAAAGCGGGCGAGCAATCCAACGCGACAAGCAACGCCGCCTTATGCGCGGGCTCGCGTTAGCCGCTCCGCTCTCAATCGTCGCATGGGCCGGAATCGTTTGGCTCGCCGTCGTCTTTTACGACTTTCTGAAAGGGGTTCCGCAATGACCGAAATCACCCGGCAAACCGAATACTCGTATTATTTTGCCGCGCTCGCCGGCAAGGCGCCGCCATGCAGCGGTGACAGCGAGCGCCACTCCGGCCGCTACCGGATGCGGATTAAAAACAAGCAAACCGGCGAGGTATCGTTTCGCCCGGTCGCCTTCTGGCGCGACTGGTCGACGACGCCGCCGCGCGTCTTGTGCAAGGTCGGAGACAAGATCATCGACGACGAATTGCGCGCTTGCGAGATTTGGACGCATTGCGCCGCAAACCCGATTACGAGCGAGGTTTACAAAACCGCGGTTGCAACCGGCGAGTGGCCCGACGTTCACCCGGCCGCGCAATCAGACCGCGAAGCTCACGCCGACATGAAAAATTCGCCGAACGCTCCCGACCCGGACTCGCTTGAAGCGGTAAGGGATAGCGTCGAAAACCTTGCGCGCGAGGCCGAGCTTTTAGTCGAAAAAGGCGCCGCGACCTCACAGGACGCGAGCGACCGCGCCGCGGACCTCGCCGACCGGCTCCGCAAGTTGGAGGTCAAGGCCGACGAGCGCCGGAAAAAGCTGCACGAGCCGCACAAGGCTGAAATCAAAAAGCTTGACGGGCTTTGGAATCCGGTTCGCGACCTCGCCGCCTCGGCGAAAGAGCGGCTTAAGCTCTACGTCGTGACCCCGTTCCTACGCGCGAAAGATGCCGAGGCCGCGAAGCTCCGCGAGCAAGCCGCCAAGGTAGGCGACAACACGCCGCAAACCGCCGCCGCAATCGACAAGGCAAGCCGCACGGTCGCCGGCACGAATGGCAAGGCGGCATTGCGCGAGTTCAAGTCGGCAAAGATCGCCGACTATCAAAAGACGCTCGCCTATTTCGCGGAAAACTCCAAGGTCCGCGACCTCATTCAGCAATTAGCCGACGCCGCCGTTCGGACGGGAACCGTTCCAGATGGTTGCGAGATTCACGTCGAGAAACGCGCCGCTTAACCCATGACACAGGAAACCGACACAATGACCACCGCCGAAAAGCTCCCGGCTCCCGAGCCGACAAACGTTCACCCGCTGCCGGTCGCCGCGCCGACGAAAAAGCCGCTCGCCGTTCGCACGGTCGAGCATCCGATTCCGGTTTACGATACCGCGCGCTTTGAACACATGCAGCGCATTGCCGCCATGATGGCGAATGCGCCGCTCGTGCCCGAGCATCTACGCAAGGGCGATTTGCAAAACGCGATTGCCTCTTGCTTCCTCGTCGTCAATCAAGCGGCAAATTGGGACATGGACCCCTTTGCGGTCGCACAAGCGACCTATATCGGGCCCGGCAACCGGATCGGTTACGAGGGCAAGTTGATTCACGCCGCGATACAAAAAAAGCTCGGCATTGATTTGCAATATGAATTTTCCGGCGAGGGCGCCGGTCGCGCGATTAGCGTAAGCGGAACGCTGCCCGGCGAGGACGAGCCGCGCGAAATAATCGGGACGTTCGCGCAATGGCACACAAAAGACAAAGAGGGCAACGTTAAAGGCAACTGGCGCCAACAACCGGACGACCAGCTAATTTACCGCGGCGCCCGGCAATGGTGCCGGCGCTATGCGCCCGGCGTCATTCTCGGCGTCTATTCAGACGACGAAATCGAGGACATTGAAACGCGCGCTCGCAACGCTCGCGACGTGACACCGCGCGCCGACGAGCCGGGAGAGCCGGTCGACCCGAACGAGCCCGAGCCGCCGGAGCCGACACCGCCCGAGCCGACACCGCCGGCCGCGCAACCGGAGCCAAAGCCCGAGCCCGAGGCGCCGACGGAGGTCAAGGCGCCGATGATTGAAGGCGAAGCCGTCGACGTGGAGGCGTGGCTACGCGACCTTGAGGGCGCTTATGCCGGTTGCGAGGACGCGACACAGCTAACCGACGCGGTTGCGAAATACTCAATGCCCTACAAGGGCAAGGTAAGCCCGGCCGACTACGAGCGCGCGGCGAACCTCGCAATCGACGCCTTCCGCCGAATTTCCGCGGGAGCTTGAGCAATGCGCCGGGCGGCAACCCCCCCCAAGCCCCACGCCCGGCACAAGCCGGCGGAGCATTCGTGGCCGCTCCGCCGGCACCCTCTTTGCGCCGCAACGGTCGAAAGACCGGACGCGCCAACGTCAAAGGATGGCGACTGAAAGCGGATAACCACCTTTGAACCCTTGGCGGTGGCACGGAAAACCGCCCTCGTGTCGGCGAGAGTAACCACCGACCGGCGCCGCGAACGGCTCGCGGAATGGAGCAAGACCCCGATACGGCTCTAATACCGGCGGTCCAAAATCGGCGGGGTGAAAGTCCCCTGAATACTACGGGCGCGGCCGGCAACACTAACGGAGATAGAGCAATGAGCGTCACACATTACAAAACAAAGACGGGCGACCTCGTGCCGCTTGCCGAAATGAACCCCTACCATCTTCACAACGCGATCAAAAAGCACGAGCGCGAGAACGGCGACGCCGACATGATTGCCGCGCTCAAGGCTGAACAAGAACGCCGCGGAGGCCCGCCGGCCGATGCCCGCTAAGACGTTGACCGATATCGCTGCGGAAAAACGGAAAGAAAGTGAGCGCGGATTGTTGCTATTCGACGGCGCCCGCTCGGCATGGGTGCCAAAGTCGCTAGTCGAGGACAATGGCGACGGTACTTTCACAATGCCCGAGTGGCTTGCGAAGGATAAGGGATTCATTTGACCGAGGTTATTCTACGATACCGCGAAGCTCGGCCCTACGAGTTCGGCCTTTTCCCGGTCGACGACGAGGGCGCCGAGCTTTTCCGCGGGCTCAAGATCAATCGTGACATTGGATGCGACGTGAAACAGCGCCGCAATCCGCGCCATCATCGCCTATTTTTTGCAATTCTGAATTTCGTCAAGCTGCATTGCTCGCGCTTTGAGAACGCCTCGCTCGACCAAATAAAAGACGCTGTAAAGCTCGCTTGCGGGCTAACGCAAACATTCATCGACGCCGAAACCGGAGAGGTCTTTTACGTCCTCAAGTCGATTGCTTGGGCGGCGATGGATCAAACAAAATTCAACGAGTTTTTCAACAATGCTTGCAATGTGATCGCAAAGCGGTGGATGCCGGCCGGCACAACGGCCGAGAGCGTCCGCGACGAGCTTTTGAAAATGGTGGACGGTCCCTATCACGTCGACGAAAGGCGCCGCGCATGAGCCGCTTTTGTCTCGCGCCGCGGGCGCCCTACGGCTCGCTCTTGAAATCGACCGAGCCCAAACGGAAACGGAAGCCGGCTAAGTCCGCTCGAAACACGGACGACATGCACCTTGCCGCGGTGCGCCGGCTTCCGTGCATTTCCTGTGACGTTGACCCTGCCGGCGTCGCCGCGCACGTCCGCAAGAGCGCGCCGGGAAAGCCCATCACCGGAATCGGGATAAAGCCCGACGACAAATGGACCGTTCCGCTTTGCGACGATTGCCATACGCGCCGGCCCGACGCGCAACACAACATCGGCGAACCTGTCTTTTGGGCGAGGCTCGGGCTCGACCCGTTTAAACTCGCCGCCGACCTCGCCGCGGTTTCGCCCGACATTGCGAAAATGCGCGACGTGATCCACCGGGCAAAAGAGGCGCGACTATGATTTGGCTCGTCGTCTTTTTCGTCATTCTGACAATCGGCCTTTTGCTGCGAACCAAAGCGTTCCGACGAGCGGGCTTAAGCTCCACAGCAAAAGGCCGATTGTCGGAA